CCAATGAATACATCATTGATCAGATGCACCTTAGAGCCTACACACTTGATGAAGTAGCTACTAAGGCACTCCGCAAACAATCAAGCCTATGGTGGTTTAAGAACACCATTATGGTTTTCAGATAATAAATTTTGATTGTTGGCTTAATTGGTTTTTTATTTGCAAAAAAATAAATCAAACATGAGCCAAGAACTAATTGACAAGCTTGCTGAGTGCAAGCGCATTGCTGACAATCATAGGAGAGCAAGGGATTATCACAAAGAGCAGACTGCTAAGGTCAAGCAATTGAATCAGGACAATCTGCTGAAGTTGAACAATGCTAACCAAGATTACCTGAAGCTTCAAAAGGAATACTACTACTGGAGATCAGTAACCTTTGCCATCACTGTTTTTGCCTTAGCAATGACTGTTCTATTCTTTCACTGCCTGAGAAAATGAGTTCAATAGTTTTTAATGAAGACTGCATGGCTGTTATGCAACGCTATGCAGACAAGCATTTTGATTTGGCAGTTGTTGATCCTCCTTATGGGATTGGAGCAGAAAACCACGCTGGAAACGTAGATAACGGATGGAAGCAATGGACTAAAAAAAGTTGGGATAGTTCAATACCTGATGCAGAATATTTTGAGCAACTTTTTAGGGTATCTAAAAATCAAATTATTTGGGGTGGAAATTATTTCGCAAGTTTATTACCGAACTCACAAGGATGGATTTTTTGGGATAAAGGGCAAAGGAATTTTAGTTTATCAGATGGCGAACTTTGCTGGACTTCATTTAAAAAATCATTGAGAGTATTTGAAATGGCAAGGGCAAAAGCAAAGTCAAGTATAGGATATGAAAAAATCCATCCTACTCAAAAGCCTGTTGAACTTTATGACTTCTGTTTAAACTTTGCAAAATTAGAACAAGGCGATTTTATTTTAGATACCCATCTTGGCAGTGGATCAAGTCGAATAGCCGCAGATAAGGCAGGACTTTCATTTGTAGGTTGTGAACTTGATAAAGAATACTTCCAGGCTCAGGAAAAAAGATTTAAGGACTACAAAAGCCAACTAACAATTTTTTAAATGAAAAACGATTTTAGCAAATTCACATGCTTTGTTCGGGGTATAATTGAAACAGGCTTTGTCATCAAGCATTCTGACAAGGCTTTAAGGCATGATGTAAAATTGCACTTCAATAGGCTTCTACACCATTCAGTTGAGTTTGAGAAGTTCCTGCACCAGCAATTAGGGCAAGACATGGCAGAGGCAGAGGATACTATCAATAGTTCAATCATTGGCCTTGTTTGGCAGATATTTGACATGGAGGAGGATGAGGTCAATAAGTTCATTGAATACATTAATAATTTTGATGAGCATTTGAAAAAAGAAGCTTAGATTTGCATGTCGAAAGACCCCGATTGAGACCCGGGTTAAATAAAGAGCAATGAAAAATATTAAAGCCCCATTCGGTCAGTACTTAGCAGCCTTACTCTTGGCTGGTCTCACTAAGGAAAACCGGATGGGGTTTTTTGTTTTATGAAAAAAATTATGGAAAATGAGGACTATAAAAAAGTCCTAACAAGACATGAAGGCATTGAACTTCGTGAAAGAGAGATTTTAATAGCCTATAAGGTTATTACTCAAGAGATGGCTGAAGAACTTAAAACAATGCCAGCTCAAGATGCACTTCAATTGTTTAAAGATGTCTTATTGCGATTGGTATGAATGGCTATCAATTAACAGATGCCTGGTTTGAGTTTAGATTCCAGCATCCTGAGAAAGTAAGTCATGCTCATACTGAGCTTTACTTCTATCTTGTTTACCATTGGAATAAACTGAGTCAAAAAGAAAAAATGGGATTGCCTTCATCAGTAACGATGGAGGCAACTGGCATCCGTAATTACAAAACCTATCGGAAATGCATTAAAGACTTGGCTCAATTTGGCTTCATTAAAATTATTTCAGAAGCAATAAATCAACATCAAGCTATGGTAGTTGCTTGGGGCAAAAATACCAAAGCAGATACTGAAGCACTAACTGAAGCACTAACCAAAGCACAGTCTGAAGCACTGACCCACATAGGAGAACTAAGTAACTATAGAACTAAAGAACTTAAGAAAGGGAGTGGTGAAAAAAAGATTAAAGAGGTTAAGAAATTTATTGCTCCATCCATTGATGAAGTAAGAAGCTATTTTGACGAGAAAGGATTTCCTTTAGACCTGGTTCAGCAAGTTTACAGTCATTATGCAGATGCTGATTGGACAAAAGCAAATGGAGGGAAAGTTCTTGATTGGAAAAGGACTATAAGCAATAATTGGCAAGAAAAGTTTGATAGGCATAAGTCAAAGCCTAATCATCAGAATGCAAACCAAACTTATTATCCGCCTAAGCCTGAGAATGACCCAATCCTACTCAGGCAGGAAGTTCACAGCAATTATGAGGATTATGTTAGGCATTGCTTGAAAGTAAATCATCAGCCTGAAAAACCTAAATATCCTGAGCTTGTCCCTCCTGACTTTGATCATATTGCGTTCATAAACCAAATAAAAGCTAACCTATGACAGTTACATTTTTTGACAATTATCGAAAGGTTGATGACCCTAAGTTTTTTCCAGTTGATATGATCCTGGACAGAATTAAAAACGGAGCATCAAAAGACTTGATTGAAAAACTAAGGTCAATTCAAGACCCTGAAGAGCAGAAAGATTTTAAGCTAAACAAGCTACCTTTAATTTGCTTCTCAGGAAGGTTCACAAGAAGGGCTGCCGTTGCTTTTAAAGAAGCTTCAGGACTTGCCATCATGGATTGGGATGATGTGCAAACAGAAAGCCTTAGAGACTTGCAAACAATTATTATTTCAGAGCCTTACACCTATGCTTGCTGGATTTCTCCAAGAGGAGGATTGAAAGCACTTATCAGGATTGCTGATGCTGAAAAGTATAAGGAGCAATATGAAGCCTTGCTGGATTATTTCAATGCTTTGACTATTGATTATTGTCCGGCAGATAAAGCAAACAAAGACATTGCCAGGGGATGCTTTGAAAGTTATGATCCTGACCTATATCTAAACAAGGAAGCAATACCGTTTAAACTTTACATTAAGCATGAAAGATTGCAAATGCCTACTTATGAAAGTAAAGTTGAACTTATCCCCAAAATTCTAAAATGGACAGCAAGCAAAAACCAATATTTCCAAGATGGGCAAAGAAATCACTTTATCCTATGCTTTGCAGGAGCATGCTGCCGATTTGGAGTTAATCAATATGACTGTCTTGCTTTTTGCGATAATCAGTTCCTGGCAAATGATACAAGCTTTAGCCGAAAAGAATGTGAGCAAACCATAGCCAATGCCTACAGATATTGGCAGAATCAGTTTGGAACTGCTGAGATGACTGCCGGAAAAGTTATTGATAGCAAAACATTAATGGAAATTGATGTTGCGCCACCTGCTGAACTATTTGATACCTCAATACCTGCAAAAGATGTTGTCTATGGTACTTCTGTAATGGACAAAGCCTTTGACCTTTTGGAAAATGGGCTTCCATTTCTTGATAATGTCGGCATTCCAATGCTTGATGATTTATTTAAGTTTAGGAGAGGAGAGATAACTCTTTTATCCGGACATGGTAATCATGGTAAGTCCAGCATTATGAAGTTTATGATGCTCTGCCATGCTGCTCTTTTTGGGAGAAAGTTTGCAATATTTCCTCCTGAGGATAATCCAGCAGAAATGTTTTACCATGATCTTGTAGAAATGCTTTTAGGGCAAGAATGTTCTCCAAAAAATCATTACAGGCCGACAAAGGAAGCTTACGAAAAAGCATATCGATGGGTAAGCGACCATTTTTTCTACATTTATCCTGAAACAGAAAGTCCTACACCTGCCTACATCAAGCAAAGATTTCTTGAATTAATTATCAAGGAAAAAGTTGATGGATGTGTTATTGACCCATTCAATCAAATGGATAATGACATAAGCAGAGCAGGCGGAAGAGATGACCAATATCTCAGCCAGGTACTTGGGGATTTTGCAAGATTTGCAACTGCCAACAATGTTTACTTCATGATTTTAAGCCATCCAAAAGGAGGCAGTAAAAAGAACAATGCAGATAATTACCCTTGTCCTGATGTTTATGATTTAGCTGGCGGAGCAATGTGGAACAACAAAATGTGGAATATTTTAATCTATCATAGGCCTATGTTTTACACTCATCCTAATGATCCTATTTGTGAACTTCACGCTAAAAAAATTAAGCGAAAGGAGGTAGGCAAAAGAGGGTTTATCCAGTTTGAATATAACTATCCAAAAAGAAGGTTTATTTTTAATGGTTTTGACCACATGAATAGAATCTTGGGAGTTTTAAACTTAAATGCTTACTTGCCTACTCCTGAAATTTTAGCACCTGACTTAAACGATAACTTTAACATTGATGACTGCCCATTCTAATATCAGCATTAGCCAAGTGCCATCTATGTGGGAAGGCACTGCAACCTATGAGAATGATTTATTTTACTTTCAACCCAAACAAGAGATGACAGTGCAAGACATTAGATTCTTATTGAATCGCAAGTGCAAGGCACTAAGAGCCAAACTTGAAACCAATCTCACTCCTGGTTACCAATCGAGATGGCAGAATCAACTTGAACTTTACGAATCAATCCTAAAACACTTACCTTTGCAATAAATCAATAAAGCTATGCCATTGAAAAAGGGATATTCAGCCAAGACAGTTAGCAGTAACATCAAGACAGAGATGAAGGCAGGCAAGCCTCAGAAGCAGGCTGTTGCCATTGCTCTCTCTGTTGCCAAGAAAGCCAAGAAAGCAGCTAAAAAGAAATAATAATCAACCTAAAAACTAAGGCTGAAAGGCCGGTACAAATTATGGCAGCACCTAAGGGAAATCAATGTTGGATGTTAAGGCTAAAACATGGCCTTGATGGGAAGTTTAAGACTCCTGAAGAAATCCTTGAGAACTTTGAACAGTATGTTCAGTGGGCAGAGGAGAACCCTTTGATTGAGGTAGATTTCAGAGGAAAGGATGCAACTGAGGTTAGATTGCCTAAAAAAAGACTGCTGACTAAAGAAGGTTTTGCACTTGCTTGTGGCTTTTCTTGTTGGACTAAGCTTTCTGAGTACAAGACTAAATCAAAAGATTTCGGTAGTGTCTTTACACGCATAGAGCAGGCCATCTACACAAGCAAGCTGGAAGGGGCTGCAAGTGGGCTATTTAACCACAATATCATTGCAAGGGACTTAGGCCTCATGAACCAGGAGCAGGTCACCATGCAGATGACAGAGGTTATCAGACCTACAAGTCCAAAGGAGGCTAAAGCAGAGCAGTAACTTGGCAAAGATTGACTTGTCAAGTCCTGACTTATGGCAGGCTAAGTACCTTGATGCAGTAACTGACCCAAAGACTTATAATATCCTTTGGGGTGGGGCTGGAAGTGGCAAGAGTCAGACAATGATTCAGATGCTGCTGGCTGAGATATGCGATCATAGGAACAATGAGTTTCAGACTTACTTTGTCATCAGGAAGGTTGCCAGCACTCTGAGAAACTCAGTCTTTGCAGACTTTCAAAACAAGATAACTCAGTGGGGCTTGAATAAGCTTTGCAGAGTTAAGACTGGTTACTTAGAGATTCAATCCGGTGGCAACAAGATTATCTTTCTTGGATGTGATGATCCTGAAAAGCTAAAGTCATTAAGCCAGGCAAAATACATTTGGATTGAGGAGGCTACAGAATTAACTCTTGAGGACTTTACTCAGATAACTTTAAGACTTCGGGGCAAGTCTGAGCATCCAAAGAGATTCTTCTTGACTTTTAATCCTGTCTCAGACAGTCACTGGATTAAAAAGAGGTTCTTTGATGATGTGCCAGCAAAGGAGGCCAATGATGTGCTTAGGCTTCATGGCACTTACTTGGATGCTTTAGACTTCTTAGATGACCAATACCCTGTAAGAATGGAGGCACTCAAGGAAGTATCTCAGACTTACTATGAGGTTTATGCCTTGGGGCAGTGGGGCATTTGGGATAGGGAGTCGCTTTTTGCGACCTCATTTGACTTCAGCAAGCATGTGTACCAGGGTTACATCAAAGCCTCTCCGATTCA